ATGTTAGACAGAGGACCACCAGCAGCAGGAACAAGGTAGATGTCTTTCCAGACACCTCCAATGTTCACTTTAGCTGATGTCACAGGTTTCCATGCGCCACCGATGTTTACTTTATCAGGAGTGCCTTCTTTCCAGGCACCTCCAACTTGAACAGCTATGGTCATGGTGTATACCTCACTAACAATGCGCCTTCAGGATAATCTGCAGCAGCAGGTTCAGTAGCTCCGTCAGCGACAGAAACTATAGTTGCACCACCTTTAGAGTCTACATACTGTTTAGTAGCAGCCTGTAACGCTGTAGTAGGGTCTGCAGGTAACACAACAGGTACCAGTGATGTATGCTCAGTGGAATCAAATTTAAACTTTTGAGAGCCACCTGTGTAAACACCGATACCATTCCCAACTTTTGACATGTAACCGCCACCATTACCAAACTGAATTCCAATGCCAGTAGCAGGAGTAATCAGAGGTTTGTAGGCATAGATACCTGTACTACTTGCAGCCAACAAATCTGTGGCACCAAACCTAAACGACACGCCACCGTTACCAGTGAACAGCGAGTAGGTATTAGTAAAGTTCATTACTGTGCCAACAGGCATAGTGATTGGACCTGTAAGTGTACCACCAGCTAGTGGAAGGTAAGCACCAGATGCGCCACCACCTGCCGCTACTTTGTCATCGACATACTTCTTAGACGCAGCATGCTCATCTAATGTAGGAGCCGTGAGGATTCTAAGTGGAACTGTTGCAGCGACATAGTCTTCGTTGAAACCTAAGACAGATTTTGTGCCATAACGGAGAGCAGTGCTTTGCAAAACGGCTTGGAAATTAAATCCATTGTCCATCATGAAAGCAACAGCACCATCGCCTTTGACGTTGATAGGGCCAGTCATGTCTCCACCAGATGTTGGTAGATAGCCAGTTGGCTTTCCAACATACAGGAAACCGTCAGTGCCTAACGTCGCAGTGTTGTCTGCATCAGCAGAAACTGCAGTAGGACCTGCGGGACCTTGAGGACCCTCTGGACCAGTAGCACCAGCAGCACCAGCTTCGCCTTGTGGACCTGTAGGACCAACGATAGGACCAGCATTCTCAAACGCAGCAGCACCGTCATCCCAAACCCAAGCATCACCAGTCGAGTCGATAATGTACATATCGCCTTGAGTAGCAGTAGCTGGCAAATCTCCAACAGTCGCTACACGACCTTTGAATGTGATACCCAAACCAGGAATGCCTTGGTCACCTTGGTCGCCCTTAGGACCAACTTCGCCTTGAGGACCAGCAGGACCTACTTCGCCATCAGCACCAGCAGGACCGACAGGACCCACTTCACCTTGCGGACCAGTATTTCCGATGTCACCTTTAGCACCAACGTCGCCTTGTGGACCGAGGTCACCTTTAGGACCCATAGGACCTTCAGCACCATCTTTACCGTCTGCGCCAGCAGGACCTTGTAAACCAGGAATGCCTTGAACACCTTCAGGACCTTGCGGACCAACGTCTCCAGTGTCACCTTTAGGACCAGCGACACCATCAGCACCAGCCGCACCAGTGTCACCTTTAGGACCAGCAACACCATCAGCGCCAGCGGGACCTGTATCGCCTTTAGGACCTTGTGGACCTTCTGCGCCAGTGTCGCCTTTAGGACCGACTTCGCCTTGAATACCTTGAGAGCCTTGAGGACCTGTTTCACCCTGTGGACCTACGATCTGACCAATGTCAATATACTGAGCATCTGTCTCAGACCATGTATAGGCATTACCATCCTGATCCACTACATATGTGTCACCTTGAGTGGCACCAGTTGGTAAGTCTGCGACTGTAGGTACGTGACCTTTGAGGTTGATACCCATGCCAGCAGGACCTTGCGGACCAGTAGCACCAGCAGGACCTTCGGCACCATCAGCACCAGCAGGACCTTGGACACCAGTTTCACCAATAGGACCTTGAGGACCTGCGGGACCAACTGCACCATCTTTACCGTTTGTGCCAGCAGGACCTTGAGGACCTGTAGGACCAGCGGGACCTGTGTCACCTTTGGGACCGATTGGACCACGAGGACCAGCAGGACCTTGAGGACCAACGCTACCTTCGCCACCACCGCCACCAACGCCACCACCGACAGCAGTAATCATGAGTTGCCATGCTTCGCCAGATGCAACTACAGCGTTTGCACTTAGAAACTCTTGAGGTGCTATGCCATTTGAATCTGTCTTGGCTACGTATAAACCATACGAATATGAAACTACATCACCACGAGTGTATCCACGATTAGAATTCCACAGACCTTTGAAGTCATTGATAGGTAATTCATATGTGTCGTACTGAGTGAGCCACTGCTTTGTAACCATGTCCTGAATCATAGAGATCACAGGGAGATCGAAAGAAACTCTTGAACCGTCGCTCTTGACAAATGTTATCTCTTCAGATTCGTAGTCATAATGAGCGTCTAAGATTTCTGCGGCATCTAAACCTTTCTCGCCTTGGAGACCTGTAGGACCCATGTCACCTTTAGCACCACGTTCACCACGTTTTACTAATAGGTTCCAATCAGGTGTTGTACCAGGTTCACCACTTGGCTCAGATTTGTTTGCTATCCAAGCAGACCCCGACGACGAGATGACGACATCGAGTCTGTCATAAGTTGTATCAGCATTCCAAGCCTTACGAAACTCAAAGCCACGAAGAACGAGGCTGTAAGCTGTACTAGCACCAGGAATACTATCGCTATCTCTATTGGCGACATAATATCTTCCATCATGTTCGACCCATGAACCAGCTTTGATAACTGTATCAGGAGTCCATTGTTGAACTTTAGATCTATTAACATTCTCGATAGCTTCATCGAGTCTGATAGATTTATTTTGTACTGAATCGATAAATTGGTCAATCTCAGAGAGCTTCTCAGTGAAAATAGCAGATGTAGTATCAGCTACTTCTTGAGCTACCTGTAGACCAGCTTCGATAGACTTAGTCTTAGAGAATTCAAGTTCAGATTGGAAAGTTTCCATGTAGGAATCAACACTTGCCATCTTCTCTTGGAACTCTGAGTCTGCAGCTTCAATAGCCATGGACACTTGAGTGTTCACAGCTTCGGCTGTCTCAGCGAGAAACTCTTGGATTGTCTTTTGGATTTCTGTAGGATCAACCTTCAGAGACTCAATGAGTTCAGAGTCAGACTTGAACTTGTCGTAGAATAGATCTACATCAAAGTCCGCACCGTCACGACCATCAGCACCCTTGATCATGCCTAGGTCAACTGTTTGACCATCTGACATCTCAATCGTGAGTTCGCCAGTTTCGGTAATCTCAAATGCTTTGATCGATAATCCCTCAGGACCTACTTCTCCTTGTGGACCTTGTTCCCCTTGAGGACCAGCACTACCGCTGGGACCTGTTTCACCTTGTGGACCGATGAGACTTTTGACAAATTCGACGTCCAGAATAAGTGCTGATTTGACTTCGTCAACTGACACAGAATTTCCGTTATCACCTTTTTCTCCTTGAGGACCAACTTCGCCTTGTAGACCTTGTTCACCTACTAGAGATTTTGTGAAAGTTTCATTCTCTAACAGAGCTTTTGTAACTTCTTCAACAGTAACCGAGTCTCCTCGCTCACCTTGTAATCCTTGGGAACCAACTTCACCTTGTGGACCTTGGTCACCCTTATCGCCTTTAACGGCTTGCAGGAACTCCTCATTGGCTTTGAGCACAGCGATCAACTCTTCAGCTGAGACCGCTTCGCCATCCTTACCATCAACGCCAGGAGCTCCGTCTAAACCTTTCTCACCAGGAATCCCTTGCTCGCCTGCGGGACCTTGAGGACCCTTCACAGCTTCTAAGAATTCTTGGTCAGCTATCAATGAAGCCATAGCTTCTTCGACAGTAACTGACTTACCATCTTGACCAGCAGGACCAACATCACCCTTCTCACCGACTACAGATGAGATGAATGATGTGTCCTCTAACAATGCAGACTTGATTTCTTCCGCACTGAGTAATTTCTCAGACGTTTTACTGGCTAATGCTCTAACCAACTCGATGTCAGCGAACGCTTCATCAATCTTAGACTGAAGTTGAGCTTTCTGCTGATCACTGTAGTCTTTCAGGTTTGTAGCAACCAGAACTAAAGACTTTTCGATATCCATATTTATTCCTTAACATTATCGAGGTGGCGAGCCATAACTATACTAACGCCTGTTATTCATACTTCATCTGAAGACCCCTTTCAACATGAGGTCTAATGCTTCCATGTCAATTTTAGCTTTGACAGGTTCTTTAACTTCTTCTTCATTTGGTGTGACTGGTGCTGGTTCTTCTTCGGACATAGCAGCTAGATCTGCATCTATAAGGTCGTTCTCACGAGCATTAGCATCTGCAGCAATTTGAGCACTTTGTTCCATAGGTTGAATCTGAGATTGGGAAACCAACTCATCAGCAATACCAGGAACTGGAGGCATGTACAATCTAGCACGAGCTTCGTTCGGCTTCATGATACCATTTATGACCAAGCTCTTCAACATGTCAGCTTTGTTGGCAACATCGGCACGAGCCAAGTCACCAATATCTAACACCATCTCATCATACTTTTGCAATCTGAACGTGTGTTCAAATGCCATCTCAATGATCATACACACAGAGAGTAAACCTGTGGTGCGCCATCCGTACAAGAGTTGTTCAAGATTGTTATAAGTAACACCGACATTCTCACCTAACATAATAGGAGGAATACCAAATGCTTTTGCAATGTCTTTTGTGGTAAAGCTCAAGAGCTGTACAACTTGACTTTCATTCGCAGAAACTGACACAGGTTGGAAACGTAATCCATTCGAAAGAATAGGAGTTTCACCTTGCTTCATCTTCTGTGACATTTCATTCCAACGGTCTCGTAGGCGATTAGCCTGTTCAGCAGTTAGAGAAGCATCCGTTGTAAGTACACCAGAAGGTTGACCCTTGTTGGTGTGGAATGCCTCTTGACCAGCACGTAGGATTGAACCCAAGCCAATAGAGTTGGCATATGCGTGCAACGGTGGAAGAGCACGTAAAGGATTGCGAGGATCTACTTCAAAGCGACCGTGAACAACATATCGCTGAGGAATGTACATCGCACCCTTGTCGTCAGTCCAATCTCTCCAAGCTTCTCCAAGATGCTTAGTAGCTTCGTTGAAGTTTATTTGGTAGAAGATCGTACCGTCTTCAGCTGCAACCATTTGAAAATCATTGAGAGGATGTAAAGTTTTACCTTCATTTCCATCTTCTACATAACATGCAAACTCACCTTTGGTAAGTAAACCATCAATGATGACTCCAACCATCTCAGCCCATGACATATAAATGTTAGGTCTAAAGATAATCTTAGCGAGATCTGTATCATCGAAAGTTTCGAGCCAAGCACCTTCCCTGTTCTGTTGAACGTGATATGCTGGGACAGCCATCAGTGCTCTCTTATAGAGACTGATTGCAGCAGCGACATCAGGATTGTATGCTTTGCTCACACCAGGTGTGTAACCTTGTTGGAACCAACCAGGAGTAAATGTACTTGGGAAGTAACCTTCACGAGTATCCCACCCACCACCTGCTGATAATTCCTTTTCTTTGTCGGAAGCGACGAATGTCTTGATTCTATTGAGTAGTCCCATAGGGATTCCTCCTTCCGATTATAGTTATACTGTTGGTGCTGGCTCTTCAGGTGTTGGCTCTGGAGTTGGCTCTGGAGTTGGCTCTACAACAGCAGCAGGAGCAACTACAGTAATTGAAGTAGTGGCATTCTTGTTACCGTCGGCTGGAACAAATGTTACAGTGTAGGTGCCAGCAGCAGCGAATGTGTGACCCATCTGACCATCAGCAGCATTGGCTACTGGTTTGCCATCGCCAAAGTTGTATGTACCAGCTTTGCCTGTCGGTGTAGCGTCGAAATGATATTTCATCTGATCTACTTCATCAACACGAGATGCGATAGTGTAGGTGATGGTCGTTGGTGATGTAAAGCCACCGTCTACACCAGCAGGTGTGCGAACACCAACCGTTGCCACTGAGAAATCTGCAGAGCTCGGAGCTGTTACAGGTGCTGCTGTGTTGTCTGGTGTAGGTGCTATTGCGAAATTGGTGCCTACCAGATCTAGACCATTCTTAGCTGCGACAAAAGTTTTAGCTTGGGTGGCACTTAGACCAATAATATTACCTGCATGCCATACGTTACCTTTTTTATCGGTAACTGGCTTTAGTGTTAAAATTGCTTTCATTTATTCTTCTCCTTGATTGGAATTGGTTTCTTCATCTTCGTCTGCGTAAACTCCGCATCCAGATGAGACGATAGCGAGAGCTAAAGCTGGTGGAACAGTATAGAACTCATCAGCTAGAAACTTTTGATTTTGTAATGTAACGGACTTGCCGAGATAAACTTCACGCATGTTGTGGAACAGCTCCCCAAACATCGCTCCAAGAACCTGACAAGGCTCCTTTAGCATAGTCTGTAACTCGACCTTCAAAGAAGTTTCCGTGTACAGGTGCGTTGATCATCTCTTCTACCCATGGTAATGGATTCTTCTTGCGTTTGAAGATGCCCTTCAGTCCTAGAGAAATCAAGCGTCTGTCCGCAATGTAGCGAATATATTCTTTGACTTCTGCGGCTTTGAGATTCCTCATATCCATACCGTTGAATGATAAATCAATAAACTTATCCTCTAGTTCTACCATCTTCTCAGCGATAGAATAGATTTTAGATTTCAGCTCATCGTTCCAAATCTCAGGATTTTCTTTAATGTATTCTTTGAATAGTTTCATCATGTTCTCAGTGTGCATTGTCTCATCGACAATAGACCAAGTAATGATCTGTCCCATTCCCTTCATGAGTCCGTTGCGTGGAAAATTCAGCAACATGATAAATGAAGAGAACAACTGCATACCCTCAGTGAAAGCTGAGAATACAGCAATGTGCTCTGCATGTGATGCGACAGTACCATTCTTAGAGGAAATCTCGAGAACGTAATCGTGCTTGTCCTTCATCTCCTGATACTCTAGGAATTGATTGTAGGTGCTCTCAGGTAATCCGAGAGTTTCAATCAAATGAGAGTATGCGGCAATGTGTAGTGCTTCCCTAGCAGAGAACCCGAGCAACATCATTCGGACTTCTGGTTGTGGGAAGTATGGAAGATAATTCTTCACATATGCACCAGCGACATCAATGTCACCCTGTGTGAAGAACCTGAAGATGTTCGTGAGGAACTGCTTCTCTTCTTTACTTAGTTTCTTCTTCCAGTCTTGCACGTCTTCTGCCATAGGGACTTCAGAGTGAAGCCAATGAGCTTGTTCGTGTTTCAACCAAGCGTCATAAGCCCATGGGAATGAGAAAGGTTTAAAATATTGTCGCTCATCGGTTAATTTGAGATGGGGTTGTTTCATGTTATCCTTCACAAGCTAGACATGTGTTTTCGTTATTAGTTAATTCAGAAAGATCGATCTCTTTGATGATCTCTCGTTCAATACGTTTGGCTACTTTATCTGCCTTTGCAATCTTATCAGAACGACAGTAGTACATGGTCTTCAATCCTGCTTTCCATGCTTGGAAGTGGACTGCGTGAATGTACTTTATGTGGGAGTCTGGTCTGAAGAACACATTGAGAGACTGGGCTTGGTCGATCCATTGTTGACGATCTGCAGCATGCTGAACCACCCAACGTTGGTCAATCTCCATTGATGTTTTATACACATCGCGGTCCCACTCTGACATCCAATCAAGATGCTGCACAGAACCATCATTAGCAATAATACTCGACCATACTTCATCGGTCCAACCTTCCTTGTGATTCTTCGACTCTTCATCTATGACTTTTGATAGCCAACGATTACGAGTGAAGTGTGAACCAGAGAGGGTGTCTTGCCGATATGCGTTAGCACGGTAGGGTTCGATTGATGGGGACGTATTGCCCATTAGAATCGAAGATGATGCGTTAGGTGCAATAGCCATGAGATGACTGAAGCGTTGCCCTGTGCCTTTAGCATCTGGAGCTTCGCCACGTTCTTTGCCAAGTTCTAAGTTGGCTTTATCTAAATTTGTTCTAATGTGTTCAAATATTTTCTTGTTGCGACCAATGGCTAATGGTGATTCCCAAGGAATGTTATTCTTCTGTAGGAAGGCATGCCAACCTAAAGCACCAATACCGATAGAACGCTCGCGCATTGCAGAGAACTTAGCACGCTTGATAGTATCAGGAGCATTCTTGATGAAGTACTCTAGAACGTTATCTAGCATCTCTGCCACATCTCGTAGGAACAGTGGATCGTTCTTCCAAGAATCAAAGTATTCTAAGTTCAAAGAGGACAAGCAGCAAACTGCTGTGCGTTGTTCGTTCGTAGGTAGAATGATCTCTGAGCATAGATTAGACTGATGAACTTTTAGTCCCAAATCCTTCAAGTGTTGAGGGAGTTTGCGATTAGATTCGTCAATGAAGTGAATGTATGGTTCGCCTGTGGTCATACGCAACTCTAACAATTTCTGCCAGAGTTCTTTAGCGGACACTGTGTCCATCACAGCTTTAGTGTGAGGGTCGACAAGGTTCCAAGAATCATCAAAGTTTCTGTCTAACATAGACTTCTCAATGATCTCCATGAATGCGTCTGGAATATTCACACCGTGGTGTAGATTCAAGGCACGAAGATTCTGATCTCCAGTAGGCTTGCGCATCTCTAGGAAGTTCAGAATATCTGGATGATCAATAGACAAGTATGCGGCATAAGAGCCTCTACGAGTACGACCTTGACGATACGCTAGTGAGGATGCGTCATAAGTTTTCAGGTGTGACATGACTCCTGTGGATTTCTCACCAGAGGATCTAATACCGAAGCCAATACCCACACCACCTCCGAGCATGCTGAGCCAGTTCGTCTCAGACAAATTCTCTACCAATCCCTCAGCAGTGTCCTCAATGTAATTGAGAAAGCAGGAGATGGGCATGCCATTCTTGCTGCGACCGAAGGATAAAATAGGAGTGGAATAGGATAGCCAATGTTTACTACTATATTCATATAAACGCTGTGCGTGCTCTGGGTTACTACTGAAAGTCTTGGACACGAACGCGAACCTCTCTTGAGGACTTTTCTCTTGTTCTGTCATGTAACTTTCTCTGAGACGAATCTTACCTAGCTCGTCAAACAAGCTGTCTCTAGAATAATCTACGAGGATATCGTGGACTGTGGGGGTCATCCTTACTCCTATATTAAATGTGATGCGGTTTGCTAATTAAAATACTCTAAGGCACTCGTTAGAATGCCCTAGATAGATTAACTAACTATAAAGTCAGTGAAATCAATTTGCGATTAAACGCCAGCCAAACCGTCAACGATCTGAACTGAGCCACCACGGATGTCAGACCAACCAGTGTTGGTGATCATACGGATAGCTAACATGTCCTGTTGGAACATCGAAGCGTTCAATGCTGGGCCAGTTGCAGGAGCGTCGTCCATCTGGAGCGAAGCTGTATCGCTAACTGCGAAGCTTGGTGAACCCAAACCGAAGTAAACTTCAGCAGCGTCAACCAACATGATGCTGTCAGCAGGAGCAGCGTTCGATACCAATACATCCATACCCATGAAGCGACCAGAAGCCAACTCAGATTGGAATACGAAAGAACCAGTAGCAGACATGGTCATGCTCAAGCCGAGGTGAACAGCAGGAGTCATGATAGCAACAGGCTTGCTGGTGCGGTTCTGAGCAGACATTGCATTCAATGCTTCTTTCAAAGCAGCGATAACTTCAGCTGTTGAAGGACCAGTAGCTGTGATTGGTGTAACACCAGCCAACAAACCAGCAGGCGACAATGGAGTCGCAGCAGCGTCAGAGAATGCAACAGAGTCTAACAGAGCAGCAGTATCACGGATGATAGCGTCGCGCAGGATTGGCTCGATAGCAGGAGTAGACTTGCGGAGGATCTCCGAAGTGGCTACAGTGATAACGCCCATTTTGCTTGACTTGATAGTCTTGCTACCGAATGAAGTTTTCTTCACAGGGATAGATTGACCTTCACCGATGAAAGCACCAGCCAATGCGGTTGTGGAACCAGCATAGAAAGGGATGATAACCTGGTTGCTACCGTCGAAAGACAAGCTTACGCCACCTTTAGCTGCCAACTGTGGCAACAAAGCAGCAGGACGGAGTAACTCGAGGAATGTGCCATAAGATTCACGAACGAGCTCTGATGCCCAACCAGCAACGTCTGTGCGAGCTTCTGGAGTAGCAGCTTTGGTTACAGCGTATGTGCCAGACTCTTGACCATACAGTGCCTCAGCAGCAGCCAATTGGCTCATGCCTTCAACTTTAGCTTTCACAGCTACCAGAGCTTGCTTCTCGAAAGAATACTCATTGGCAGACTTGTTACGGATGAAAGCAGGAGCAGTCTTGGTGATCAACACTTGCTCAGCCTTCTCTAACGAACCGATCTTGGCTTGGTCTTCTTCGATTGACTTGGTCAATTGCTCGAGAGTCTCAGCGTCAACATCTTGACCTTCAGCAGCAGCTTGTGCTAAAGTTGCTAGTTCAGATTTCTTTGCTTCTACAGCAGATTTTGCTGCTTCAATTTTTGCGGAAATAGACATAATTATCCTTTATTTCTTTAATAGGCTCTTTGCCTTTTGATAGGCATTGAGTAATTGTTCATCTTTAATCTTAACTTGTCCGAAGACGGAGTTAGGATTGTGCGGTTTGCTAGATTTATG